CATATAGAAATGGGCCCCCGCTGCACTCGAGCGAAGCGACGTGCAGTAGGGGAAAGGCCGGCGTGTTCCGCCGGCAGCGAGGCCGCAGGCCGAGGCTCGCACTAAAAACACCAAAAAGTCAAAAAAGTGTTTTTTAAAAAACGTCTCATGGGGGGTGGGGGCTAGTATTACCCCCCACCCTAGTGAGATGAGACATCTCATAATAAAAAGTCGATTTTGGGGAAAAGTCGAGTTTTGGAAAATTAAAGTTTACAAATCTTTATATCTTAAGTCTACATGAAATGCTACTTCTACTAACTTTTGATGGGCTACAGTAGGCCCAGCATCAACTAAAGTTTCACCTGTTTGTGATACTATTTGCCATAGTACGTGAATACCTCCGCTAACTAAATTGTCGGCGTTATCCCACTTGATACGCTTAGGAAGGTATTTGCCAATGTTGATAGATCCTTGATAGAACAGCTTGCTGTCGTTATTCTGCCAGTACTGGTTTCCCGTGCTGGAAGTTCCGCCTTGGCCCTGGATATTGTATTGTGCATATCCCACCTTGTGGTCTTTATGCATAAGGTACTGGAATCTATCAGTGTTCAGCTGGTACATGTTATCTGTGATATTGCCATAGAAACCAGCTAATCCATTGCCTCCTCCATTCAGCGTATTATCTTTGAAGAAAATAGCGTCATCTCCTATTACATCGTATACAGGCAAAAATGCTTGCGGATTTTTCTTGTCTTTGAAGATGTACATTCGTGCTATGACAGGTCTTGGTATCGCATTGTTATTAATGTCGTACTGACGTGCATTAAGAACGTATTTCAGCGTAGCTCTCTTGAGAGTAACCGAGTTACCCTCTCTTTGATTGGGACCAGTACCTTTTGGGATAGTCAAATCAAACCCCAATGCACTAACAGCTCCTGGAACAATCTGAATCTCATTGGCGGAAAGTTCCGCATCAGTAAATGGAGTTGTTGCATTATGTAAGCAGTATGGTGTCTGCGTGTAGTCGGAAACAGTTCCCTTGGTCTCCGACATTGTATTAACAACCCGACGAATAGTCTTTGACATTCGCTGTTTCTTAACCTTGCGGATAGCACGTTTAACTGTAGGTTTAGAGCGACGAGAAGTGCGACGACCACGACGAGCATTCTTTTTCTTAAAAGCCATTTGAAAAAAATTGAAAAAAGTTTTTTAAAAGTTGAATTAAATTATGAATTAATTATTAATTATCATATTTGGAAACGTTGCTAATTGGAGTACTTCAAATCTACGACTAATAGCGCTGACTGTTTCTGCTTCCTCGAAACAAGCTTCAATAGGATATTGGCTTGTGACTATCAATAGCTTAGGACGTATCTTAAGCATTCCTCCTTTCACTTCCGCATTGAATGCGTAATGATCTGCCCAGATCTTCAAATAGTATGACAAGTACTTCCCGTGAGTGGGATCGAAGTCATCTAATAACACGACTTCCTCGTGTCTGTATCCATCCCACCATTTGCTCATTCCTTTGCTGTAAAAGGATGGATAGTTGTCTCTGACATGCTTGGATTTACCGCATCCTGAGGGTCCACAAATCCATAAGTTCTTCAGTTCGGATCGATCTGATACTGGAGTGAATTCAGCGTGAATAGCTCGATATCGCTGATAATGTTCGGGAGGTAACTTCTCGAATTCGCCTGCTTTAGCTAAGGCCCATCTCTCTTCAGAGGATAGCTTACCAGCTTCCCCCTTTTCTTTTTGATCCATAGGAAGTATTCCTTCTTCAAAAAAATCACCATCTTTCTTGCAGTAATCTGCAGCTTGTTTAAAGGTTCCCTTTCTAGCTTCTATGTGACAACCGTCAGGGAGGAGCTTCTTTATTGCGCTAAATGATTTCTGTAAATCAAAGCATATAAAACCTTGGAAGTGAGGAGTTCCTGACTCTCCAACTTCTTTTCCCACAACAATGTATTTACATTCATGTTGTAAACTAAAAATGATGTTTTCGTCATTTTCATCGTAATTATTTAAAGTAAATACGTAATCTCTTGCTCTTGCCATTTCTATTTATTTATGATTTTTAAACGTAAAAGGGCGGTATACGCCCTCAGGAAACAGGCGCAATGCGCCCATTCTCGCACTAAGGCGAGCGCAGCGAGACAGCGCACGCAGCGGTAGCGGAGTGCGGCAAACACGTTTAATGGCGCAGCGCAGCGTCAACTACATATAGAAATGGGCCCCCGCTGCACTCGAGCGAAGCGACGTGCAGTAGGGGAAAGGCCGGCGTGTTCCGCCGGCAGCGAGGCCGCAGGCCGAGGCTCGCACTAAAAACACCAAAAAGTCA